CGTCGCCGCGGCATACATGCGATCGTAATCGATTGGTGTCGGCGCCGGCGGTGCCGGCGGCGGTGCTGGTGCTGATGGTGATCCACCCATATTATTGTCCTCCTACTTTGTTCATTAGTTTCTCCCAGGAATATACCCGAGGTTCAAAGCTGCCACGTCGGCACCATGCCGCGTATTGCTGCGGATGCGGCGCCACACGCATAAACTCCCTAACAGGGTTTGCGCGGCCAGCAGCAGCAGCCAGAGTGACGAACCAACAATTCGGCTCGCCGCTTTCAAAGCACTTCTCCTCCGCGTTCCACCGCAACTCGCTGGCCAGCAGAAAGACTTCCGGGGTGGCGTGGACTAAGCCGGACGACAGATGCTCGCCGACAAGCTCCCAGAAATCTTGCGTGCTGTGGTTGTCCCACCAGTGTTTTGCTTTTTGCCATGGGAGCATGCTTAGAACTTGATGCAATACAGCATGGCGATGTTCTTCGGTCGGGTTTCGGCGCCGCCGGTTGACTCGGACGTGACGTTTGTTCCGCTTGCTCCACTTAAAAACAATCCAGTAGATCCAAACACACCCCCTTGAAATCCGTAAACCGTATGTGAGTGGGATTTTAATTCATCTGCTTGTTTCGCTCCAAACGTGCCAGCCGCCGTGCTGTCGCTGTTAGTTCCGCTGCCGCGCACGAAGTAGCCGCGCAGGTCCGGTAGCGCAAAAGTTGTGCTGCCGTCACCTGCGCCGTAGGTTGTGCTGATGGCGCTAAATAGTGCGGCGTAGGTCGTGCGGTTGACGTTGCTGCCGTCCGCTGCCAGCCAGCCAGTGGGGGCGCTGTTCATGGCGAAGGGCATTACGGCGCCTGCCGGAACTAGCACGACACTGCTATTAAGTTTTGCTTGAGTAATCGCGCCGTCTGCAACCTTCGCCGTGGTCACGGCGCCGTCCAAGATTTTGCTGGTCGTGACCTCATTGTCAGCGACAACGACAGTCGGCGCGGCGGCCGTGTTGAGTTTGGCGGGGGTGACGGTTTCGCCACTGACCCAGTTGTAAGATGCGGTAACTGTTGCCATGATTGTTTTCCTTTGTTGTTAGGCTGCGGTTTGGCTTCGCTTCGCTTCAGCCTGTCTCGCTGCGCTCGGCTCGGTTGCCATAGTTTTAAGAGAGGGCTGAGGTTTGAGTTTGAGACTTGAGTGAAATAGTTCCGGTCGCCGCGGCGACCGCTGCTGCATTACTCAGGTTTCCAGTTTCAAGTTTCATCCTTGGTTTTATGCGGCGTTCCTTGTCTCAGTCGGCGGGTTGCTCGGCCCTGCCGCCTCGATGCTGACGTTGCGAATCTCCGGCCGGTTGGCCGTGGTTAGAAATTCAAGTTCGCAATAATGCGCTTTCTGCCGGATCGGTTGCTTGAGCGTGTAGTCCTCTGCCAAGCCGGACGTGTTGGTCTGCCCCGGCACCAGCGTGATCGTGGCATCAGGGTTAATCGTGATCGCTTTGACCGTGACCGAACCGGTGTTGGGCAAGACGACATCGGCGAGGCTGCGGACAAAGCGCTTCGTGCTCATGCTGCCCATGCCATAGCGGCGAGTAACGATGCGGCCGGGGACCGGCGTGATGACATCGGCCTCCACGTCCGGCGACTGGTCGCCTTCCTCGATCTCGTCGAGGAGCATGAGGCGACCGGCTTTGTTGCTGACGAAGAGGCGGCGCTCGTTGGCGCGGGTGGCGACGACGAAGTCATCCACTCCGAAGCCGTAGATGTCGCGGGTTTCCCACTGGTCGTTCAGGGCATTGTAGAGGAAGACGCCGTTGTTGTTGTCGGCACCGGCCAGCGGGACGGCGAGGTAGTAGCGGTTGCTATACCAGAGGCCGACCGAGTTCTTGAGCAGGGTGGCGTTGAGGTCATCGAGCTGGTTGGCAATGGGGTCGCTGAGAGGCTTGGTGTCGCCGCGTAACTTGAGGTCAAGGCGGCTGTCGAGGCGGTAGACGCCGCTATCCGAGAGGAAATAGACAAACTGCCCTGCCGTAGCGATGGAGCGGCGGGCGGCGCAACCGACTTCATCGGTGAGGAGTGTGAGCTTGCTGAGAGCGGTGTCGATGGCCGTGCTGGCGCCGTCCACGCTGGCGAACTGATTGACCTCGGCCAGCCAGATGGACTTTCTACAAAAGACGAGGAAGCTGTTTTCCACCCACGGATGCACCGCGACAACGAAGTCATTGCTGCCCGCACCGGCGCGGAAGGACTGCCAGTAGGGATCGTAGGTATTGGCGTCCAAGATATCGCTGATGAGCACGTTGTTCTTGCCGTCAGGAAGCACCAGCCGGTTGTTGACGTAGGTGCCCCAAGGCGTCGAGCGCATGGTCTTGAAGGTCGGGCCAGCGGCGGGCACGCCTGCGGGACTGCGGACAAAAGCGGTCGTGACGCCGTCCCAGTAGAGAGGCGCCTTCACGCGGCGGATGCTGCGTCCGCTGGTCGTGGCGTCGGTCGCGGTGCCGCTCGGCACAGTGATGGTAAAGCTGTTGGTAGAGGATGTGGCGATGTCGTATTCCACGCCGTCGAAGGCCGCGACATTGCTCCCCTCGATGCGCACGCGGGCACCGGCAGGAAATCCGTGGCCGGTCAGGTTGACCGTTGCCGTGGTGGACGCCACTGTGATGCCGCCTGTGGTCACGTTCTTGATGACCCAGCCCGGACGCGAGGCATCGGCTTCGCGGAAGAGGTAGAGGCGGTCGTTGGCCTGCACCATGCTGACAGTGTCGGTCGGCTCAATGACCTCGTCCGGTGAGGTCGGGTAGGCAAGCTCCTGCGGGAGCACGCTGATGACGATGGTGTCGCCGTTCTCGTCTACGATTTCCTCGCTGCCCTGCGAGACGGCAGTGACCAGAAAGCCGCCCGCCCAGACACCGGCGAAGGATTGGTTGTCGTCCAGCAGAATGGTGTAAGCGCGGTCGCCGCCCGCCAGCACAACGATCTCGGCACTCTGCACCTGATCCGGCGAGCGGTAGACGCTGGCCGCGAAGATGCCGCCACTGTAGACGCTTTGCACCACCGGCGCGTTGGGCGCGGGGTTGAGCACAAAGGGAACCGTGAGTGGCGAGCTGGCCACGCTGATGGCATCCGCCATGCGCTTGGCGCCCTTGCGCGTCACCGCCACTCCACGATCCAGCCGCATGTTCTCCGAGAGCTGGAGCATGCCAGCAGGCAGCGTAACCGGATTGATCCGGCTGGCATAACCAGCGAATCCGGCGTCACCGTCGCGGAGGATGGGGCTTTCTAGGGGCATTTAGATGTTAGCGAAAAATGGCGACAGATACGTTATTGCTGTCAGCAAGAGTCCGGTTGTCTCCGCTAATTGCGGTCACAGTGGTTGTGACAACGCTAAAGGCAGACGACGTTTTCGTTGTTCCGAATTCTGGCACTGATGCGTGTGATGCTTGGTCAACGCTGCCAACGGTTGCATAATTTGCATCAGGCATTGCCGTTGTGAATGTGACGGTATAGTTGCCGGTAGAATTCTTTAGCACGCTCGTTACGTTTCCGCTCGCAAAGACCTTTACATTGGCTCCGTTGGTGGACGCTCCGGTATCCGCCTCATTGCGCGTCCCATCGAAATTAACCCAAGCACGGCAGCCATAGATCGGCGCCGATCCGGTTTGCGCTCCGGTAAGCATTGGCGCTGTCACCTTCGCGCTCCCAATCGCCGTCACACCAGCATTGCTGATCGTCACGTCGCCAGTCACAGCAACCTTGGTCGCCACGTTGCTGCCGTTGCCAACGAGGATGTTGGCGCTGTCGAGAGCGGCGAGCTTGCTGAAGGCGATGGCCGCCGCCGCATCAATGTCCGCATTGACCAGTCCGCCGCGCACAACGGAGGCTGCGATGCGCTTGGTCAGTCCACTCTGCTCGATGACGAACTCGTCGCCGCCTGCGAGGGTTGTGGTTTGGGTTAGTTGTCCGATTCTTTTGGCCATAGGATTGGAGGTGTGAAAGTGGGAAGGTAAAAGGTGGGAAGGTTAGTTGAGCGCGGCTTTGAGGCGGGTCTTGAATCGGGCGGCGTCGCCGGGGGAGATGTCGGTTTTGCGGGTTGGGGCGACTTGTTGGTGGGTGAGGATGAGGTTCATCGGGATGTTCCACTTCTTCATCCGAGGGACCAGGTATTCGAGGGCGCTGTTCATCGCGGCTTCGCCGAGGGGGTCTTCGTAGGTGTTGCCTTCCCAGGCGACGCCGAGGCTCCAGCTATTCAGGTCGGGGCGGCCGTGCCAGTTGCTGCGGCCGGCGTGCCAGCAGCGGTCGGTGTCGCTTCCGAAGACGGTGCGGCGGCCGTCTCTGGCGATGAGGACGTGGTAGCTCACTTTAGCGGCGGGGTTGGTGATCCAGGCGCAGCTGCCGTGGTAGCTGCCGTCCGAGTGATGCAGGACGATGGCTTCCGGTTTGATGCGGTGGGCTTGTTTGTTCGGCGTGTTCAGCCGGCGCTCGTCGTAGGTCGTCAGCGGTGGCTCGACGGTGAAGCTCGTTGTGGATGCGGAGGGCAAATTCGGCGAGTCCGGCGCTGGGGTAGCGTCGGATTTCTTGCCAAAGATTCTCTTGAGCCAGGTCCACATGGGTTATTTCGCGTGACCCTTGGGCGGGGGATTGACGGTGACGGTGGCTTGTTGACGCACGAAGTCGTAGCCGACGGTGACGCAGCTCGTTGTCGCCAGAGCGACAACGCAGAGGGCTGAGACTTGAGTTAGAGACTTGAGTGAAGGGCAGCGGCGGGTCCGGAGGCCCCGCCCTACCTTGTTACTCAGGTTTCGCGCTTCAGGTTTCATCCTTTGTTTTACAGGCGTGCGGTGCCGTCTTTTGCTACCACTAATCCCCAGGCAGCCATGAGGCTGGCGGCGATGAGGCCGATGTCGGGGATGGTGCCGGTGGCGAGGAATTCTTTGGCGCCGGTCGCCAGGGCGATGAGGGCGGTCAAGATTCCGATGGTCGTTGTTTTCCAGTTGCGCATATTATTTGTCTTTCTGTTGCTTTTTGCGGAGGTCGTGGAGGACCGAAATTAGGGTGACTACGCCGACGGCGAGGCCGACACATAGACCGGCGACTCGCAGGGTTGTCTCAAGGTGGGGCAGCATGCTGAAGACGCTTGAACCAATGCTGGTCACGGTGCCGATCACGCCCTTCTCGGTTGTTGAAAAATGTGTGTGCCAATACGTCATGGGGCAGTTGAGGGTTGTGGGATGAGGGCTGAGAGTTGTTCTTCCGTCAGTTGTTCGGCGCCGTCGATCTCGCCCGCGTCAAAGGCGGCGGCGAGGTCGGCTTGCCACAAGCAGCGGAAGGCGAGGCGTCCGTCTGTGAGCGGTTGGCCGGTGATGGTGCCGTCCGTCAGGCTGGCGGCGCGGATGCGGGTCTTCTCGGCGTCATCGAAGTGGCCGCCGATGGTGAGGATGCTGCGTCCGGCGTCGGGCAGTTCTTGGCCATACTGCGCGAGGAGGTCGGGAAACATCGTGCTTACCGCGGCGGCGGGGACGGCGATGATTCTTTCGGTGGTCTCGAAGTTGCTCATGGGAGTCCGAGGCCGGTGCCGAGGGTTTGGCGGTAGAGGGTGTAAAAAGCGAGATATTGCTCTGCTGACAACTCTGCGCTTATCGCTGCATAGAATGTGAAAACACCGGAGTAAAACTGAACCGAATTAGCACCGTCTCTGGCCGACATCATGGTGAGCGTGTTTTCTCCGGCCACCACGGCATTGCCTACTGTAGACGTTGCCTCTGTTGCGTTGAGAAAAGAACGGAATGTATTGGGCCGGTTGTAAAGCGCCGCGGCCATTTTGAATTGACCAGCAGAAGTAAATGCTCTTGTGACTTCCCGAAGCGCACCGTCTCCCCAAAGCATTGAGTCGTCTCTAAAGCGTATTCCTTTTGTGTTTAAGTTGCTTAATGTTCCCCCAAAAGTGCGAGTCACGCTGTCCGTCGTGCTATTGCTTACGGAAATATGCGCCTGTGCACCCCCTGCCAGAAGCAGGCTTGTTCGTATTTCTCCCGTTGCCGAATTAGTTAACCCATCCACCCCCCAAGTCGGCCCATTGGTCAGCGTCCCATTAAAAGTCCCAAGCCCACCCAGCGAATACGCCGTGGTGCCGGTTCCGGCGTTTTGCTCCGAGCGTAACGGCCAGCAGACCATGCTTTCCCACAATCCGAGATCCTTCACGCCGCGCACAAAGGCGGACACGGCGGCGCGGTCGCTGGCGCCGCTGCGGGCGCAGAAGGCGGCGGCATCCGGGTCGGTGCGGCGGACTGTGAAGGGAAGCGGCATGCTTAGTTTTCGGTGTGGACTTCGATGGTGACGCGGAGCTTGAGGCCGCTGGCGCTGTGGGTGCCGGCGCCGCCGGTGCTGGCGGCAACAAAGAGGCTGCCGCTGTTGACGGTGAAGGGCAGGCCGATGTCGGTGTTTTGTCCGAAACGGCTGCCGATGAGATCCGTGCTGGTGGTGACGGCGGCGGTGCCGAGGAGCTTCTCGGCGTCTGCGTCGCTGATGCTGATGGCGCTATTGGCCGTGCCGAGGGTGAAGGTGGACCCGGCGAAATACAGCGTGATGGTCTGCGAGGCTTGGTCGTCGGTGTCGAGGATCGAGGCGTGCTTGATGACGCCGCTGACGAGCTGGTTGCCGAAATCGAGTTCGATGGTCGGGAACAGAACGTCGTTCGCCGTGTAGGCGTTGGTGTCGAGCACCGGGGTGACGGTGATCGTGCGGTTGATGAAGTTGGCGATGCGGGTGTTGGCGTTCATGAGTTTAGGAGTGTGAAGGTGTAAAGGTGGGAAGGTGTGAAAGTTGGCGGTTGGCAGTAGTCAGTCGTCAGTAATGTCCGATTCGGGCGGACCAGGCTTGGGGTTGGTTTTGTTGGAAGTAGAATTTGTCGCGTTCGGTCACTAATTCATTCATGGCTTTTTCTTCCATGAGGGTTGATTTCGTGAGCTGGCCGTCTTCTTCGAGGAGCGCCGCGGTGAGGTAGTAGCCGACGGCTTTGCTTAGGACGGCCGGGACTGTCGCGGTGAGGTTGCTCGTGGTGTAGGTGTCGGGGCGGAGGCGGTATCTCACCCAGGCGGTGGTGGGGATGTCGGTGTCGTCGGGGAAGCGGATGCTGTCGCCGAGGAGGCTGTATTGGAGTTCGCGGGGTGAGGCGGTTTTGTTCGGGTTGTCCCGAGTGATGGCAAAGACTTCGCCCATCGGGGTCTCGCCGCCGCCTTGGTCGTAGTCGATTCTGAAGCCGTTCGTTTCGTCGCCCTGGATGGTGCGCTCTTCGATGCGGCACAATTCGGGCCAATCGGCCCAGGTCCAGCAGGCCTCGATGGCGTCGTTCGCCGCGGCGACGAGCATGGTCTGCGCACCGGAGGGAATATTTGCCAACGCAGAGGCGTCGTTGCCGACTCTCTGCCAGGCTCTCAAGAGGATGCTTTGTAGGGTGACGGTGCGCATAAGAAAGGGCTGAGACTTGAGTTTGAGACTTGAGTGATATTGCTGCGGCGGGTCCGGAGGCCCCGCCCTACCCCATTACTCAGGTTTCAGGTGTCAGGTTTCCTCCTTGGTTAGTGTTTGCATGGCGCTTTGGACGGCGGCTTCGAAGGTGCTGGGCGGGGCGGGCCAGTCGTTGCGGGGGCTTGGATCGGACGCGAAGATAGCGAGGATCTGGTTCAAGTATTGCTCGATGGCGTCGAGCTCGGGGCTTTGCTGGCCGGCGGCGGCGAGGGACTGGCGGAGATAAAGCAACGTGGGCTGGCGTTCGCCGCCGAGGCCGACGGATTTGAGGTGTTCTTCGGCGGTGATCGGTTCGGCTTCCGGCGCCGGTGCGGGCGGAAGTGTGGCGAGGTCGATGTCGGCCAAGCGGACGGCGGATGTTCCAGCGGGCGGTTGCCACTTGGCGGTGTCGCCGTCCCACAACACGACGTTGACGAGGTGTCCGTTGGGTTGGTCGAGGATGGCGTATTTCTCGGTCATGGTCAGAAGTAGGTTGTGATGATGACGATGCCGTTGGCTCCGTCGCCGCCTTTGCCGACGCCTCCGGCGTCATTGGTAGATGCGCTGCCGCCGCCGCCGCCGCCGCCGTAGAGGCCGCCGTTGCCGCCGTTGTTGGCTTCGCCTGATGTGCCGGTAGATCCGCCGCCGCCGCCGGTGCCAAGAAATCCAACGCCCCATGTGGAGCCGTTGGTTCCGGCGGCGTTCGTCACGGCGGTGCCGCCTGCGGTGAAAAGCACCGTAGCCGCGCCAATTCCGCCTGCGTCGCCCCCAAGATAGTAAGTCGTGCCTTGCTTGCCACCGCCGCCGCCTCCTCCTGATGCGGTAAATAGAGCGTTTGCTGGCTTGGTGGCGTTGGCGGAAAATCCGCCGCTGCCAGAGGGGCCGCGGCCCATGCTGGAGGCATAATAATATCCAAGGGCCGAAGATGCGCTCTGACCGGTGCCGCCTGCGGAACTGCTTCCGGCAGCTCCAGCCGGTCCTCCGGTGGACGTAATGGGGCCAAAACCACTGGCGCCACCTGCGGTGCCGCTGACGCCGCTTGAACTGTTGGGACGATTGCCTGAGTCGCCTGCGCCGCCTGCGCCGATGGTGACGGTTTCGGTAGAGCCAAAGGAGGCGGCATCTGCCCATCCGACATTGACGCTGCCGCCACAGCCACCGGCACCGCCACCGCCGTTGTTGGCTGTCGTGTCACGGCGACCAGATCCGCCGCCGCCACCTCCGGCGACGATGAAGTAGTGGACGAGCTTGGCTCCGGCGGGTTTTGTCCAAGTGTCGTTGGCGGTGTAGATGCGGGTTTCGGTGAGTTGGCCGGTTAGCGCGATGGTGCCGGAACTATTGGGGACGGTTAAGGTCCGCGTCTGGCCCGAGCTGATGCCGGAGAGTTGGAACTTTAGGTTCTTCGTTGCATCTCCGTCGTCGTAGAGGAGGAATGCGCTGTCGCTCATCACGTCGAAGAAGGACGTGTCGGTGAGCTGGTAGTCGTTGTCGCGGGAG